GGCTCCAAACCTCGACAAGATCGGCGCGGACATTGCCTACGAGGCTTTGCCAAGCTTCGGCGTCATAACCGAGCGGCGCGTCTGTATCGTCAATCGTTTGAATCGCGTTGAACGCGGCTTCACTCGGCTCAGGGCTTTTGATCACCGCCGCAAAGATCGTTTGCAGCAGCGCCGTCGATAATGTCGCATCGGCTAATTGATCAGACTGCGCTATAACCTTCAAAATTGGAGCCATGGCAGAGATGCCGCGCGGCGCGTTTATGTTCTCGCCCCGGTCCATGACGTGGATGACATCTTCCGCAAGAATATCCCGCTCAACGTCCACCCCGTCTTCGTTCGCCTTGAATCGATACCGGCGCGGCCGCCCGTAGCCATCATGGAAGATGCCTTGATCTAAGCCGTCCAAGAGGAGCGTCGTTCGCGGGCAACGATGCGGCGCGACCAACGAAACCTTCGTGCCTGTCTCAATGCCGTACGCGCGCCGCTGCCGGACGGTCATATAATCGAGAACGCCGAAGGCTTCGCCGTAGGCCAGATATGAACGGATAACGCCGTCCAGCATTTCCGTGATCGTGGCCTTGCCCGCTAGATCGCACTCGCGAGGATTCCATGCCCACCGACGCCAAGCCGTCTCGACTTCGCGGCACCAATCGTTCGTTTCCTTTTCGGAATACCCAAACTTCGAAAGCTTCGCGCGACAGTTCAGCTTCAGTTCGTCTCCGATCGTATCGCACAAGATTTGCGTTGCCGCGCCCGCGAGCCATCCGCTATTGTGCATGAAATCGAGCGCCAGCGCAGACGCGCGCTCTGCAGCCTCGAAGACATCAACCTTGGCGTCCCGCGTAACCGCTTGCCGCATATTGAGCAGGCCGGACTTATCGCCGCGCAAATAACGTGCGGTGGCCTTTCGGGCAGGGGCAAGCTGCGCTGCGGGACCAGAAGACCCGGCGCGGACTCGAAAACGCGGTTTTGTGGTTTCCATTTCAGCCCCTAACGATAGGCATTCCAGCGCGTTCGCTGGGGCCGAAAGGCGCGGGAAGGTGGCATAACTTGCTCAGGCTCGGGACTTTCTGGCGCTGAAACGTGCGATTCAAGTTCGTCTTCCGGCTCTTTTGGAGCAAATCGCTCCCCTGACGACTTTAGCTTAATCGGGAGCGATAAGCGAGCGGCCAAAGCATAGATCAAACAATCCCATGCCTCGTTACGCCGCCAAGCCTGTTTCGGTTCCCATTTCCGCTGCGGTCGATTGCCGATATATCGCGTGACCGCGTGCTCAGATGTCAATTGATCGAAGTAGTCCGCGCTCAATCCGATAGCGGGGAAATGTACGGCTCTCGCTGTCGGGCCGTCTTCCGAAGGGGCAATGGCCAGCCTTGAAGACATATCGTCCTTGGCAGTATCCACACCAACAGTAAAGGGCTTGTCCCCAGAGTTTTTCGTTCGCGTCGGCGTCTTTGACCATATAAGCCTCGGGGTTGTCTGGTTGGCGTTGCCGCGCCCGATAATCGGATAAACGCGACGGCGCTTGCGATCGCGGCAGAACTTGTAGACCATTTCCGAGCGGTGGCCGCCGCTATCGATGCAGCCCGCTTGCGGCATGAGCGTTCGGCCATCGTCCGTCCCGAACGGACGATTGATCAATTTGTCAAAGTCTTCCCAAACGAGTGTCTTTGATGTGTCACCTGGCAAAACTTCGTGGCAGGCAACCCAAGCCTCTTCGTCCGGCCCCCAACCAACGAACGTGACTTCAATTCGGTCATCTTGCGTGTCCGCGCCGAACGTGACGAATTTCACATCGCTCGGCAGCGTCTCGAAGTTGTACGGCTCGCAACGACTGCGCAGGACTTCCGGGTCAGTGACCTCGATGGCCTCTTCGTGCGGCTCGCCAAGGGTGACGTTGATGAACGTCTTTTTCTCCAGCGGCTTCCGGTAAACGTCCAACCATTCTTTCGCGAGGTTCTTCCAAGCCGCGTTCGGAAACAGGCTGTAGGCGGACCAGATATGGAAACCGGCGTGCCCGTTGAACGGTTTCTCTGCAATCCACTCCCCAGCGTCGATCATCGCCGGTTTGTCATGCTCCTCGATTCGGCAGCCCTTCCCGATGCAACGGAAATACGCCGTGTCGGTCAAGTGCTCCCCCGCTTCGTTCTTCTCCCACTTCAGGTTGGCCCATTCGAGGGTCTGCTTGTGTCCGCAGTGGGGGCAGGGGACGTGATAGCGACGTTGGTCGCTCTCTTCCCAAGCCTTTTGAATGCGGCTAACTCCTCGCGTCGTTGGCGTCGATCCGAGGATGATTTTCCGGTTCCAAAAGGATTCTGAGCGCTTGACGCCCAAGGCGATTTGGTCGCCTTCGTCGCCTGCGCCCGCCGAAGGATATCCATCAACCTCATCGAAGGCGACAATGCGGGCGGTGATACGGCGAAAGCCGCCCGGACTATTTGCGCCAACAAACGAGACTGAGGACCCGTTGCGGAATACCCGCTTGAGAATTCTTTGGTTCGAATCTTTGGCCTTAAGATCGCCTGCGATGTCCGCCAGCGCGGGGGTATCGCGAAGCATCGGGGCAATTTCAGTTCTGGAATAATCTTCCGCATCCTCAACTCGCGGCTGGACAACCAAGATGGGAGAGGGGTCTTGGTGGATGAAGTAACCGACGATATGATCAAGAATCTTCGTATAGCCGACGCGGGCAGATTTCATCATGGTTATCTGCCGGACAGTCGGGTCCGTTACAGCATCCATGATTCCGTTTTGATAGGCGAAAGCCTTGAACTTGCCCGCGTCCGCGCTCGTTTCCGCCGAAAGATAGGCAAATCGGTTCGCCCACTCGCTTAGGGAGAGGATTGGCGGCGGCTTTAGTGCTTCGCAACGGGTTCGACTAAGCAGATTTCGGAGAATCGCCGAACCTTTTGCGTACCGCTCCTGAATCGTATCCATCGAGCGTCAATTCGTCCAATGCCAATGTAACTTCTTCGTCAATTAGCGCTTTTACCTGTTCCGGCGTCCGTAATACTGCAGCGCGCGGCGAAACGCGAGAAGATATATTCAATAACCGGCCACGGACCTTAGCATATTCGTCGGCGATCGCCTGAACTACTTCAGATATAGGTACAACTTTCTGTTTTTCTCTATCGTATTCGATTTGCCGAAGTAAAGCCAAATAGTTTTCTTTAATTCGCTCCGCTTCTGCTTTCGAATGCGGGGCATCTCCCTCGATGTTTACTATCTGGTGGGCGATGTCTTCTGCGGATTTGTTGATTGGTACTTCCTGACCCCGGAACTTTTTACCGTGCTGGGCCATTCGGAAGTCTGACGCTTCCTGATCGACCTTGCCATCTTTCGTAAAGATCAACAATCCCTTTTGTTTCCATAGGGTTACTTCCTTGGCGCTAACGCCGCGATGCACGGCATATCCGCGCTGATTTGTGAAAACCTTTGCCATTTCAGATACTTAGGTTACCTCCGTTTGAAATATGGCACCTAGACAGATTTCGGGGCGGCGCCGCCGCCCTAGGGATAAAATCCTCCCTACGGTCCCTGGACTGGGGGTGGGCCTTTCGGTGGTGTCGCTGGGGTGGGTAGGAAGGCCGTACATTCGCTCGATAGGCATGTCCGCTACCACCCTACCTTAGGCTTGAAAGGCTAACGTACGGGCTTCCTAGCGGGAAGCGCCTATGAGGTAGCCTATCTCGTGCCCTATCCTGTCAACTATCATCCCGACGTTGCTCTCAAAGGCTTCCTTTGACTCGTCCTTGATAAGCTCACGCGCGAGGTTGGGACCGAACAAAGGATGCAGCTTCTTCCGTTCTCCTGGCTTGCGGATGAAGGCGAGCAGCGTCCCACCCTCGGTGTCCGCGCTCACCGTCCCTTGAATGCCCTTCTTCGATTTCAGCATGAATGCTTTCTCGAATATTCGTCGATTGCCCCAAGGTGCAGCAGATATACCCTTTTCCACCTGTCGCCCCTTGTACGCAGCAACGTTCGTTTCCCGACCCGTTGTCGTCAGCGTGTACGTCAGGCTGGATTCGTTCGCGCCGTGCGTGATCAGGTTCAATCGCCCCTTCAAAATCCCAGTTTGCTTCGCGATCGCCGTGCGAACCTGCGTCCGCACCTTGTCGCCTTCGTGGTTCAGCGCGCGAGCCATAACCTTGGCCGCTTGGCCTTTGCCGAGCGCTTCGAGTTGCGCACCAAAGCGCTTCATCGCCTGATCGTTCAGGTTGAGTGCGATACGCATCACGCCTTCCTCTCATTCCAAAACTTTCTCGCTTCCGCCTCGTCATCACCCAAAGGCCCAACCGCATCGCAGGTGTGGCAGGTAACGACCTTTCCCCCGCTCATGTGCTCGGCGTGAATCATCAATTCCCGCTCGCATCCGCAGAACGGGCAAGGCTTCAATTTCTCTTCCATCGCACGACCTCCACCAACGAACCCAAATCAATCGCCATCTTCCCGCCCTCGATAACCCGGCAGCAGTCCGCGAGCGCCCAGCCCTGCCGCCAAGCCGCAGTCACTCCCCGGTACGGCAGCGGCGTAGACCAAACCTCAAAATCCTTCCCACTCCCGAAGCAAACGAAAACGAAGCTTAGGCCACCAGCCTTCAAAAACGAATCATGCCAAGTAATCTGCGACGGCCGTATTCGATCTGCGAATAGTCTATCCCCTATTCGTCTCCCCCGCTTAACTTCCACAGGAACCAAAAGCCGACCAGAAAGAAACTGGACGTCAGGATAACCCACACCACTACCTCGGCCCGGCTCATAGCTCTCGCTCCATCCACCAATAATCCGGCGCAGCCGCGCCTTGTGTTTTGCCTCGGTTCCCAAGCAGCCTCCGAAAGTTCCCTGGTATCCATTTTCCATTTTTCCTTGGATTTCCTAAACCCCCTATATCAACTTTTTTATACATGTAACTTCAAGCACAATAAGAAAAGTAAGAGAAATTGGATATTGGATACCGCGTGGATACTCCTATGTGATTGAGATCACTTATAAGGTATTTAGATACCCTAAAACCTCAGCTATCGGCTTCACCCAAATTCGGACTTCACCAGGCCTGGAACCTGCCCCATCCCGGGCAATCTCTGGGGAAAGGACCACGGTTGAAAGGCTGCCTCGGAGCCGTATCCTTTTCGGATAAACGGCCCATCCGATGCGAATGGCCCTTTGTTTGAAATTAAAAGGAGTCTCATATTTTTGTGACTTACAATGCCGCCTCATTCCATCCCGAACGTCATTCAGATTGAATGCGATTCGAAGATTCTGTTCTTTCACGAGGCGAAGAACCTTGTCCCATTCCCTTAATTCGTGGCTAGTGTAAAGCATTCAATCTCTCCTCCAAAAGCTTGAGGTTCCCCTGGATCAGCGCCTTCACCTCGGCGTCCCGAGGGTCCATTTCGTCGATCGTTTTGCCGTTCATAAGGGCTGGAGACAGCACGACCAGGGATAATCCACCCTGAAACTTTACCCGTGTTGGTAGAACCGCCCACCCCCTCTTTATGGCCTCTCTTTTGAAGTCCAGCGGCGATTCATAGATTTTCCCGTGCCGTTTTCGCAGTGCATCTCGAACGTCGTTCAGCGCGAAAGCCACGACCTCTTCGCCGAGTTCTACACTCTCCATAATGTCCATCCAGTGATTTAATACTTCGCCTTTACTATCCCGGATCAACGCCCCCTTAGAGATAGTCATCGGCGCATGCTCCCCCGGCAAAACATAACTGCCGTACTCTTGCGCCCAGCGCATAATGACCGATAGGCCACCGCCGTTAAGCCATTGATAAAACTCACCCCATTGCTCCCGCGTCCACGGCGTTTCGTTCAGCTGCGGGTAGAACCAGCGCCGATCGCTTTCCTCAA